CACACCCCTCAAGAGCAAAACAACATCACAGTCCACATACCCAAACCCCCCAAAAAGAGTGAAACCATCCCGCTCAACTAATACATACATACCGCCCCCGTAGCCTCGGCACATCCCCAGTTGCGTTATGCTATCTACCTACTGGAAGGTAGTTGTACCGTGCAAACAACCAACGGTCTAGAGGATTTTTCTAGACCATTCACCTACCCACCCCACCCAGTACCGTAACAAAACTATATATTAGGCGCACCTAACAAAAAGATTGTAGTATGCAAGTAACAGCACCGCCTAGAGATTGTTGCATGTGCAACTAAATAATCATTGTGTACTTGTGGTCTAGTCTGTTGGTCTGGTGTTGGTGGCTCGAGGAGTGTGACAAGTGTCACGTTGGAAGTTGGTTGGGTTGGTGGTAGGCTCTCGAGTTTGGACCGATGGTCTAGGGTTGCTTAGTGCTACTTGGTAGATAGTGTTAGTTGTGTTGTGCTACTTGGTAGATACTTGGATGTGACGGATGTCACAGGATAAATGGTTGACAAGTGGTCGTCTGTCCTGTATTGTGGTACATATCAACGGGGAGCCGTTACGGAGCCCTCGAGATAGTGACAAGAGTCACACAATAAATACTTGACAAACAGTGTTACGTTTGGTAGAGTGATTACAACATAGAGAAAGGGGCAAGCATGCCAACACAGAGAGAACTACAGGAAGCGGTATTTTGGGCTAGTCAGTTTTGGTGGCACGAATACCAAAACGAAACTGACTCAACATCAAAAGAGGCTTGCTTCCGAATTTGGAAAGAGTACTCAGATATGCATACAGCACTAGAGCCAGTAGACCAATAGTCGAAACCACGAGAGTGGTCTACGTCACATAGGCGTACTGAAGAGACTTAGAGAAAAGGACAGAACATGACCAGAAAAGACTATCGGCGCATTGCGAAAGTATTTCGTGACGCATTAGACAACGGACAGATAAAGACACGAGAGGACGTAGAACTCTTCACTAGTCTCGCACTCGCAATGTGTGAGACACTCAAAGAAGATAACAGCGAGTTTCGTAAAGATACATTCTTAGACGCTTGTGGCGCAATCTAGACGAAAGGTACAACATGACAGAAAAAAATACTCTCTATATAAAAAAGGTAGGTGACATGTATCACTTCCAACTAGGGAACGTGAACGGTATCACCACACAAGAACACATCACAGAACTAGAGCACTACCAATGGACACACACGGGCTATGTGGTGTGGCAGACAGAGGACTAGACGAAAGGTACAACATGACGAAACGAATTACTAAATACGAGTACAGAATCCTAGCGGACGCAATGGAAGCGTACACGATACAACAGATACACCTACACGCAAAATACGGGGTATCGAATAGCCAGAACACCTACATAGAACATCTTGTAGAACTTCTACAAACAGTGTGGGAAAAATCCGATAATGACGACGTAGATATGCTGAAAAGTGTTGAGTGGCACCTACAAAACGCACAAAAAACAGTGAAAGAAAGGACGCAATAATGGCAACAATGACACCATACAGGACACAACTCACGGGACAATGGGTTGCACAATGCAACGAATGTGGGACAGTCTGCACCTACTGGGATGAAGACGACCTAAACGAAAACGGACAACTAGAGTGTGGCAAGTGTCACACAGAAAATGATTGACAATAAGAGCGCAACACGGTAACGTGTTACACAACAGAGAAAGGACAAACAACAATGACAACCTACGCCGAATGGCACGAACAAGAACAAGAACTAGACGAGAAAACCTATGAGGCACTCGTAGATTATCTTGACAACCAACACGAGCAAGAGACGGACGAGTATGACAGCGATACTGTGAGTCAGTTTCGTAACGCGTACATGGGACACTATGGGTGGGACGGACTCGCAGGTTTCGTAAAGCAACGAGTCATGGAAGAGGGAGATATCCCCGACCATATCGAAGACTATGTCGACTGGGACTCACTCGCAGAAAATGAATGGACTCATGACTTCTGGGCAAGTGACAACGGACACGTCTACTCATCACACTAGAAAGGACAACAACAATGAGCACATACACAGTACGACTAACCTACGGTACACGCTACACAATAGGCGGATTTGCCACAGAAGATGAGGCTATGGAGTTTGTAGCCAAGTACAGAGGTAACGAGCGCAGAATGGAGAAAGACTTTGACGACTTACCGTATGGTGGTAGTAGGCGAGACTTAGACCATGACCTAAACCTTGTAAGTATCACGAAGAATGGAGAAGAACAATGAGCACGACAGAACTAGACCAAAAGTACGACCAACTCCTAGTCACAGCATACGAGCGTGGCGTGATGCAAGGTACACACGACAGACTCGGGGGCTATCACAACCCAACGCCACTGTCGGGAGAGTACGCAGGTGAGTCTATCCCAGAGATACTGGGCGACCTAATCCGTAGAGCCACCATGATTAGCGCAGAGATGAAAGGCTTAGGCGAGGACGGTATGGACAACGTAGATGGCGACCCATACGAAGCATGGCAAGACATCTGTGACAACTACGAGACGGGATACTTTGACGGGAACTACGAAGCATGAAGAACTACGAAGTAGAAGTAGTTGTACACTACAAGTTTCTTGTCACAGCCGAGACACCATATGAGGCGTACGAGATAGCGCAAGAGTATGACGAATACTGGACAGACTCAACGGTAGAACGTATCGTTATTAGCGACAGCACAGAACTCATCACATACTAGAGAAAGGACAAGTAATGAGTAACAACCAATACATCATCACCACAGACGGGACAGTAGTCAAAGCGTCAGAGTGTTTCATCGTAGACCTAGACCTACTGTCAGACGAAGACGTAGATACCGTGTCATACGGTAGTGACGAGGAAGTAGCAGAACTCGGACAACGTATAGGTATGCGTGTCGAAGCATAAGATTTCATAATCACAATAGAGAAAGGAACAATTATGAAAGCAAAAGATATTGCGAAACACTTTTCGCAACTAGACCCAGAAGAAGACGTATGTATCTTGTGGTACGAACGACCACACGACGAGGATATGTACGGATTTATCCCTAGCAAAAATGCGTGGAAGAAAATCTGTGACGAATACGAAGACACAGAAACTCTCCATAACGAAATCTCAGACTGGATGTTTGAGGCAATCGCAGAATACAAGGACGTGCAGTAATGATTGCCAACGAATATGTGAGTGACGCAGAACACGCCAGAATAATGTTGTTCTTGCTCGGCTCCACCATATCATTAGCAACAGTAGCGTTCATCTACGAGTACTACAAAAACAAAACACGCAGAAACAAAATGCGTAACCATCCATCCATGCGAAATAGAAAGGACAAATAACATGGACACAACAACAAAAAATATGTGGGATTTTCTGGAAGAAGAAGATTGCACAGCACCAGAGACACGAGCACTCTTTCAATGGTCACTCAACTATGACCACCCAGACAGACCGTTCAATCTGTTCTGTGACATCATTGGATACAGCGAGGAACACTACGGTACTCGGATGTGGTCAGGCAAGTTTGCCAGCACCATCGGATATGTAGAGGCAGGCTATCTGGCTGACGCACTCAACGAATGGGCTGACCGACCACAACAGGTAGAGAATTGGATTACCGAACTCATGAGCACCGAGGACTGACCATGAACAAGACATACGAAATCGAATACCACATCGAAGGGTACGTCCCAATACAACGTGAAGTAGTGACAGTAGATGGACGTTCAATGCGTCAGAACAGACTGCCAGTCTGTCTGATTGAATACGCACAGCGTATCTCGAAAGGTTATGGCGCATACAGGTTCCGTATCCATGACTACCTACCGCCACACATCTCGGGCGCAGGCGTCACGCTAGGTGTAGCACGACTCGCATACGAAGAAGAACTATCGGATGTTCAAGAGTAAATATGTATCGGCACTCACAGCAACCATCAAACAAAAAACACAGGCGACAAGTGAGTGTTACATCATCCGTAAAAAGCACAGCACGAAACCAAAGTATTACGCAATGGACTGGGGTGACTATCGTTGGGTTACAGACATTGACGAGGCTATGCGCTTCCGTTCCATGCAAGAAATCAACACAGAACTAGACGCCACGATGGTCAGATATGAAGCGTACTTTGAGATAGTCAAACTCTAGCCTGCCCCACAGATAACCCCATGCTCGTCCCCTTTTCTCCGAGTGTGGGGTTATTTGCGTATCTGGATAACGACAGGTTGTTTGTCTAGCAGATAGCGTTGGCGTGGGGTTTTGCCACCAAACATTCCGAACCTATCTCGCTTACCTTTCTCGAAGTCCATAGCATAATCCAAGCATTGCTGACTGACGTTACATTTCTCACAGAAAGATAAAGCCTGATTGTAGACAGACTCTTGACCCCCTGGGTTATCTGGGAAAAAGATTTCGTTAGGCACTCCTCGACACGCTGCTTTTTCTTGCCAGTCTGGACGTTCGAGTATCATTTCTTCCGCTTTCTTTTGGATTGTTGAGCGTCCTGCCTCGCTCGTGTTGTTTTATTTGTGTGGCATATACATGGGCAGGAGTCATGTATAGATTGTGGGTAGGTTGTGATTGCTCGTAGCACTGTTCCGCAGTGTGTACAGTCGGGATGTGCCCGAGGGAAATCCAGTAGGTCTACTGTCTCCATATGGGGACGTTGGGTTCTACTGCATCCATTTGTTCTTCCGACTCATACAACCGCAGGATGTGCATACATGGGTCTTCACCATCGTCCCAGAGTTGGGTTTCATAATCAGACATTGGTATGCCATCATGGGTTGAACAGACAGGCACACTGCAAAATCCGTGTTCCCTACCTATGGATATCCAAGTGTTGAAATCCATTAGTACCCTGTCAGTTTGTTGAAAAGTTTGCCGAGTACGAAGCCTACGCCTGCTGCGATAATCATATAGATGATGGTCTGCATTAGAACGGTTCCTCATCATTGAACGCTGGCATAGCCTTGCCTACAAGTCCTGTCTGTGCGACAGTCTTACCTGTCTGGTCTGCTACCCATGCGTTCCAACGGCATGACGCACCCACTTCATCTGCGATAAGTTTCGTGGACTTACGCTTCTCACCATCTTTGGTGGTGAACTCCTCTTGTTCGAGTCGTCCTGTGATAATGACGGATGTTCCTTTGCTGATGGTGTTCGCTACGTTTTCTGCAAGTTTGCCGAACACGATAATGTTCCACCATGTTGTTTTCTTTTTGTCGTCTTTGCCGTAGTTGTCTGCCACACTGAATGTGAGGACAGCGTTTTGGCTGGCGGAGAACCTGAGTTCTGGTTCTTGTCCGACTGTGCCGTGAATAGTTACTGTATTCATTTTATTTTTCTTCCTTTTTTGGTTGGAGATTTATCATTCTGTTTGCTTTTTTACGGCAGGGGTGTGTCGGGGGTTCAACGGGTTGCACAAATGTGGTGACTGATACCTTGCATGAGGGGCAGTGCCAGTGTTGGCGTGTTGACATTCCTTTCATCGGGTTCATCATAGCATCCTTGTGTGTTTATCTTGTACCTGAACGGGAACCAGATGTTCCTTGCCAGTTGGACAGTCCTTTGCCTTTGTTGTATAGCCTTGCTGCAACTTTGAGATTACACTCTGGGTCTTGCAGGACGAACATTCTACCTAGTTTTGTTTTGCATACCTGTGCAGTAAGGGTTTTGTGTTGCGAGTTGATTTGCAGCAACCCGATGTCGTAGGACTTGACGGCTTTGCAGTGGCGGTAGGTACGGGCGTGGGATAGTTTGCAGTCGAGGTGGCTTTTGCCTTTGTGGTAGTTCCATCCTATGGCACGGCTCACACACTTTGACTCTCTTGCCATGATTGGCGCAAAGATACGGACGGGCAGACCGTGTTTGCGTAGTAGTTTGTGGTACTTGGGGCAGGGGTATTTGCTTGCTGCTTCCACGGGGGTTGCTAGTGGTGCTGCGAGGGGGGTGAGTGTGATGGCTAATGCCAATATGATTTTTCGCATAGTGCCTCCTTGGGGTTGGCTCTGCGTCCTCTTTCTCGTTTCGGACAGTCTAGTCGTATAGTTCGTTGGTTAGCAAGTCTTGGACGTGCTGTGGGTAGAGGAGGAATCCTCGTGCTGGGTTGTCTGAGTTGGGGGCGAAGTCTCTTTTTTCTAGGGTGTGGTAGTTGTGTTTGAGATAGTTCTTCAATCGTTGTACGCTTACGATGACGAAAGCATCTGGTGCGAACCGATATGCCCACCATTTAGCGGTAGTCACGTTGATTCCAGAGTGCTTCCAGTCGCCTCCTGCGGGCTTCTGCTGCGTCTCAACAGCCATCCTGCCGTTACGATACCTGTCTGCCTTTACCTCGACTGTGCCGTCGTTGAAAGCAGTGAAGAAATCTATGAGGTTCTGCTCGCCCTCATGCCCATAGGCTAGGTCAGTTTTGAAATCGAACTTAGGTTCGTAGCCGTTAATCTTCATGTTAGGTATGCCTTACAAGTATTCATCCAGCAGATACAGGATGCCAAGAACAGACAGGATGAGTAGCCCTAGTCGGAGCATGGGTACAGCCATCGTTTCTTGTTGTGGTCAGCCCATGTACGGTACGCCTCGTTCACCCACAATGGGGCGGTGTCCTCCTCAGTGGACAAGGCAACAGCATGAGCCAGTCGTGATGCCATCTTGTTCAACGTGTCAATCTCGAGAAGCAACTTATGTAGTTCTTCCTTCGTACGATGCAACGTGAAATGGACATCCTCATCCTGAATCTCTTTCAGATATTTCTCAATCTGTTTCTGTAACCCAGCAAGGGTTTCTAGTTTCTGTTCAATAGTTCTAGCCATCACAAGTCACCCTGATTCTCGTACTCAGCCTGTGCATACTCAGGCTTACCAAGTTCACGAGCCAACATCTCCGCAGTCTTACGCCAACGGTCACGGTCAGAAGTCATCCAATCCAATGAACGCTGCAAGTCACGACTCATATCCCAAGCCGTGTCGATATGAACCCAATCGCTAGCCATCAGTACCCTGCCTTCTTCAAAAGTTTCAACATATCCTCAAAGCGCATCATGGCGTACTGCTCGCCACCAGTGGCATGACCCTGACGTTTCACCACAAGCACACCAAAGTCTGCTTCAGCGTTGACACGTTCCTGCTCTGTCTCCTGCAACCAGCCAGACAACTCATGTCGTTTCGCTGCTTTACATTCAAACACCAAAGGCACACCAGCATTGATGTCACCCTTATCAAGATTGCCATGCAATGCACGACGTTCAGCCATAGGAAACCCGTTGTCCCTCATGTATCGGGCAATCAAAGTTTCGAATGAAGTTCCTTTAGAACGGTTCTTTGACATTATCGTACGCCTCCTGTACTAACTGTCTCAACAACACAGACTTCGACACCTTGCGGTCAATGCAGAGTGTTTCAATCTGTTGCATCTGTCGTGCTGTCACCCTTACCCCGAGAAAACGAGTGGAGATAGCCTCTCCCTGTGGGTCTACTGTTCTTTTCGCAGGCATTACTGCTCCCTTTCTTTTGTTGTAGGTACTTCTTTATTTCCATATGTGTATCGAACTGCGAACTCTAAACAATCTGTCGAACAGAAATGTTTGATTTGTTCTTCCCAGATTTTGCGTCGCTTATTCCACACTTCTTTTGATACTGCCAACCAACCGACAGGGCTGGTACGTTCAGGTTCGTTCTCTTCCTCGTCTCCATCTACAAGGTCTTTGAAGATGAAAGCAAGACGTCCATAACGTGAGTACGAATCAGGTGTGAACTCCATGTTGCCACAGTTGTCACACTTGACTGCTTCACCTTTCATTGCTTCGCTGCTTTCGCATCGTTGAACGCTTTACGCAGGGCTGCAAGGTCACCTTGTTTACCGAACCCGAACTTCACACCAGCAGACTTATAGATAGTCATAGGGTTCAAGTCGTTATCAACACACGCTTTGTTGAACGCTGCGATTTGTTCCTCAGTCAACGGGTCTTCCGTTGGCAACGATGGCTTCTTCGGCTGTGCCTGTGGTTGTGGTTTGTCACCATCAAGGTCTGACCATTGGTTCTTTGTCCAAAGATTCAAAGAGATACCGAAACGCATTGAGGCGTTGCGCAGGAAGTCTCCGATAAGTTCCTTGTCGAGGTCTTGCTTGTCTGCTTTGACGCTACCTACACCGAGCATTTCTTTGCCGTGTACTGTGAGCCATCCCCACATTGTTGCGATGCCGTTCTCAACATGGATAGCGGGACGTCCGTTGTTCCATCCGCATGGTTCCCATGACCAGTACGGGTCAATCTCGATGAGGATACGAGTGATGTCTGCGTGTCCTACGAAGTCTAGTTTTGTTCCACCACGGGGCAGTTGTTGCACGATGGATGGGTCTGGTTTTGCGTAGTCCTTCAGGATGTTCCTGAGTTCCTCTGTTTTATCTTGCATGGTTGGTTCTACCTTTCTCTGGTTGTTTGTTATATATGTTGCTGATGTTTGCATGACTACTCACCTTTCAATCTGAGTGTTCTGCTGGTTGTTGTTTTAACATACTGGTTGTATAGGTCAGGGTTTTCTGACTGGAACCGTTTGCTATCGAACCAGTCTCGTTTGTATCCTTTCCATGTGGCGACAACATTGCCGTTGATGGTGGCTGATTCGAACGGTCCGATAAGGTCGCAAAGTTCTGCCTTCAACTTATCCTCTAACGCTTTATAGGATGCGAGTTCTGACTTGACGTGTTTCAGTTGGGCGATAAGGTCTGCCACTGATTCATCTAACTCTGTTGGTTCCGATGTGGTGTTCTGGTATCGGGTGGAGATTGTCTCATACGAGTAGGTGATTCCTGGTGGGTTCATGCCAAGTTCGATAGCGTTCAGCCAGATGGCTGATGCTTCGATGTGTTCTTCCATTTCTTCTTCGGTGATGTCTTGCTCGACCAGTGTGAGGCGTAGCGTGTTGTCGAAGATTGCCCATGTCACACGGTTAGCGTCGGAACAGATTGCTTGCTGGATACCTTGAATACGCCAATAATCTGGGAGTGTGCCAGAGTATTCACGGCTGGTGGTTTTCACTTCAAGGATGTGCTTGGTGTCTTCGTTCCATCCGTCGAGTGTGGAAATGAGGCGAGCACCGTTGGTGTTGTTGTAGCAGAACATTTCTTCGGGGGTTTCGAATTTGATTCCGAGTCTGTCACCTGCCCACTGGATGATGGTGTCTTCCAGTCGGTTGCCTGTTTCCATCGCTGCGTTTGGTGGGATGGGTGTGGGTGCTACGCCTGAGAGAAGTTCTGCTGCGTATTGGTCGGCTTTGACGAATGGGTGTACACCGTAGATTGCTGCTGCTGCTGAGGCAGAGATTTGGCGGTGTCCGTATTTGTCTGTGTATCTTTGGTTGAGCCATTCTTGTGAGCCGTGTGGGGCTTTGGCTATGCGGTAGCGTTCGTGTTTCATTAGGCTTCCTTTCTCATCTTTCTGCACCTTTCGTGGTACAGATGAGACTATATAGGAAGGGTGTTACATTGTCAAGGGATTTAGCAAAATTGTTTTACGCACCATACCGACAGGTATATAAAACAAGTTGATGCCATCGCCTTCGTGGTAGGTCTGAAGCAATGTAACGTGGTCTTTCTTTCCGCCTGGGTCGTCACATGGTACGAGAAACCCTACGGATTGCACGAGTGTTTCGCCGTCGTCTTCTACTTCTTCTAGTGTGAGCCAGCCTGGGTCGCCACCGCAGGCGTCTGCCCATTCGACTAGTGCGATGGGGTATTCAGTCTGCATTGTCTGCTGGCTCCCCTTCGGTTCTACATTCTGGGCAGTAGCGTCCTTGTGACTGATGCCATGCTTCACCGCAGGTAGGGCAGATGTAGAGGTGTGACGGGCTGGTCATAGTGGTTTATCTTACTATGCTGCTCGGTGCTTCTGTATCAGACTATCCAAAGCGTTTATCACTTGGATGAGTTCTTCTTCTTCAGCCCCTCTCGCAACCACACGAACCAAAAACTTACGGATAATAAACAACTGAGAGAGCGTCATAGGACGCATAACAATATCAGCGTGGCGTAGTGATGTACGCTTCTACTTGCGTTAAACGATTCTCAATTCTGTCCAAAGAATCCCGCATAGACGAACCACTATTCGGCTTCATCTGCTCCTCAACAAACCCCAACGCAGTATCAATCCTTCTCGCCCACTTATACACCGCAGTCACAGACTTCAAAATAACACCAATAGAAACAAGACCACCAGCAATCAAGCCAAGAACATGGATGGCTTGCACGTTAGATGATTCTGTTGCTAGTAGGAATATGACACATAGATTCTAGAATAACAGTCCAGGAATGTTGCGTTCAACAATCCTCTTTGATATATTCTGGGTTGCCTCTGGCAGAGTTCTTATCCCTTTCTCCTCTGCCAGGGGCTTTTACTATTGTGTGCGACCAAATGCTTCGTCGTTCGGGTTTAACCATCGCACAAGCGGTGGAAGAACTGATGCGACACCAGCAGCCCAGAGTGCTGCAAGGTCACGTTCACCAGCCAGATACAGTGTGAGTGATGCTGCGATAAAAACTCGAGCATACGACAACAGCACTGGCTTTGATTCTTCAAGTAGTTGTTTCATTGGGTTTCCTTAATCGTGTTTGATGATGTAGTTCACAACAACGTGTGGTTGGTAGTAGGCTTCACCGCCACCAGTGTTGGCGTTTGTGACTGTGATTGCTGTACCAACAGAAGCACTGATGCCAGTTGTAGCACTATTGGTTGTAAAACCATGTTTATGTGTGCCAGCAGATTGAATCGCTGATGTAGAGGTATTGTCACCATCGGGGCTACTACCGCTACCAGCCATAACTTGACTACCAATACCATGACCATGGTCTGCAACTGAAGTTAATTCATCAACTGCTATTGAATGAGTATGAGCACCGTTTTCAGCGGTTTCCCCACCGTGTTGGTGACCGTTGTCAGTAATACTTACCGTTCCATTAGCCAACACAGCAGTGTTCGAGTGGCTGTGGGCAGGAAGATTATTAACACCAATAGTTGTTGAACCACCAGTACCCAACAACGTCAACGTAGAGTTATCACCAAGAGCGAAACGACCCTTAAAGTCAGGGGTGTTCGCACCAACAATCGCCCGCAACGCTGTATAGCCAGCATCAATAGCGGAACCGTCACACAACAACCAGCCTGTAGGTGCAGTAGCACCACCATACATGGCGATAGTACCGACAGGCACAAGAAGGTTCTGCACAGCAGAAGCCAACTTCGCCAACGTCACACCAGCATCTTTAATCTGTACCGTGTCAGACTGAATCTCTAATGTTGAGTCATCCACGTTGACAGCCAGCGCATCACCAGCACCACCAACAAGACCAGAACCAGCAACCTGTGAAGCAAGTTTCGCAGCAGTAACTGCAGCAGCATTAATCTTGTCTGTCGTCACCGCATTATTAGCAATACCTGTGGCGGTCAACTGTGCATAGGTAGGAGCAGATGCGCTAGCAACAAGAGGATACCCATTGGTTCCCAACGCCAACTGTGCGAAAGTAGTGGAATCTTTATAGACCATGCCACCAGTGTTTTGGTATGTAGCGGTCAACTCGTTCGCTTCATCAAAGTCAACTGCTGTAGCAACAGGATAAATAACAGCACCCTCAGAGTGGGATTTGGCTGTTGTGCCGTCCACACCACGAGACAACACCGTGAGGGTAGAGCCAGCACGGGAAGCAATCAACACCTTTTCCTCTGATGCTGTGCCTGGGTCGATAACCACATAGAAAGAACCTGAAGCCCATCCAGTTGTGGAGGACACAACGATAGATGTATCGTCTGAGTCCATGCCTGTGGCGAGAGTTGTTTCAACTGCTGCGCCTGCGTATGTTCGTCTAATTTTTGCTGTCATAGTTTTACTCCGTGATAGTTCTCATGATAACAGTCATTGTTCCTTCCCATAGCCAGTCTGTGCCTGACGTGAGAACTGGCTGCCATCGGGCGTCTTCGATGATGACGCTGAATGTGTCGCTTTGTTCTTGGTAGGTGACAATTCGTGGGGAGGCTGCCAAATCTTCTAGGAAGTCTCGTTCTAAAGCAACGTCAAAATAGTATTCTTTGTTGTTGAGGTTGAATCTTTCGTGTAAGAGAATGGGGACGGAGATTATTCGTGACCGTGCTGGTGCTGCGTACGCTCGGGACATCCATCGGGTCATGACGGGGCTGATGTTGGCGTCGGATTTGGTGATGGTGAATTTGTAGGCTGCTTCGATGAAACGGTTTTCTGGGGCGATGTAGGTGTGTTGGGTTTGGTTGACGAGGTTGAATGTTCCGATAGAAGCAAACGTTTGGTTTTCTAACGAAACCGATGCGTCTATAGAACCTTGCAGTGGTTCGGTGCGAACATCCACACGAGGGGCGAACTTGTCGTCAGGGATACCCCAACGGTAAATACCTGTAGTGATAGAACCAGATGTGACCAGCGTGTCTGTGTCTTCTACGATGACTCCAACGCCAGAGATGGTGAAGATTCTTTTTCCATTGAATGACGACACCGACTTGACTTCGTTGGTGCTGTTGTACATGAGGTCGGTTGCGTATGCTGGTGTGTTAGGTGCTGTAAATACGGACAGGTCAAGACGACCTAAACCACTAGAAGTGTTGTCATATGCGCTGTAAGTGAACCATACGAAACGGTCTTCCTCTGTAAAGTCATTGACTTTCCCTGATGTTGGAATCAGTGCTCCAGCAACGAGGTTGTTTTGGCTATCGGTGGAACAGAAACGCACACCTTTGTTTGTGCCAATGAGAATAAATCCAAGGTAGCCGTGGATAGCGGATACGACTTCACCGATAGGTAGTTCTAAGGCTACGACAGGGACATCAAGAACACCTGCCGATGTGATGGTTATTTTGAAGATGCTGCTGTGAACACCCGAGTATCCTGCTGCGTACACAGCGTTCTGTCCTGCAGCGAACCCTACCCATGTAAATGATGTGTCTGGGTTGTCAAAGAAAACGCTGTGTGTTGGTGACGACACTGCTGGCTGATGGATGTCTGGACCGTTGGCAGCCCAGCCACGATTCTTTGCGTACCCAAATGCGTAGTAGGTTTTACCATCATCAGGGTTAGGTGCATAGAAAAACGTGGCTGATGTGGAACCAGGAGTGGTGTACCAAATGTCATTGCTTGTCCACGCAATATAAACATTTGTACCGTTAGTTTCAATACTGGTAATCGCTGTGTTCGGTACGTTACCGCCAGCAGTATTCGTGGTAACAGAAGTCCATGTGGGGCTAGAAGCAAACGGGTTTGTGCTGAATTTCAAAACATTGCCGTCAGCCACATAGTAGTAAGTGGTGCTACCAGACTGAACAACACAACTAAAAAGGTTTGTGTTAGTTGTTTCAAGCGCACGTTTCGTACTATTCAACAACGTCAAGCGTCCCTTAGTCCAAGGGTTCACACCCTTCGATTCAAAGAACCTATAGTCCTGCGCCTCAGCCGTATCAGCGTATCGTTGTCCCGCACCGAAATGCCATGACACTTCACCACGACGCCACAAACCCTGCGGGTTAATAGCAGACTCACCAGGAGCAGTAGAGGTATCTTGTGAATCTCGAACACGAGCATCAAACTGGCGTGTAAACTGGTTAGACTTTACGTCCACCATGTACGGACGCCCGTTAATAGCGATAGGGAAAACGTCTGGTACGAGGGGTGACGTACCTGTACCAGTGTAGAACGCTGGTGTGTTGGTAAAGGAAAACGATACGGGTAAAGACACCGTTAATCCTTAGAGAGCATTACAGGATATTGGCGGTTCAGTTTCGCTGCTTCAGCAGTGATGCGGTCACGACGCATACGCAGCAAGTTAGTGATGGATGAACCGACTGCTCCTGCTGGAACCTCATCAGAACGACGTGGTTCGCTTTGTGATTCTGTGAAGTTACGCTTCAGTTCTCGTGGTGCGATAAGACGAATCTGTGCGCCGATAACAAGGATATCTTCAGCGTATTGTGGGTAGCCTGCGATGGTTTGAATATCGTCAGTTTCGTTTTGTAACTTACCGAATCCTGTTTTATAAGACACACGAAGAACACCAGAACGAACAGTCTGGTTCAAAGTTAAAGCCATACCAGAACCGAAATCTGATGTTGGCAGGTTACGAGTCAACGCCACCTTCGGAACCTTGATGTAGTCAGTTGATAAATACCTGATACGGGTTTCAACAAGGTCAATCACATCATCGAAGACGGGGAAGTTAATCATACGGTCTGAACCGTTGTAGTTCAGGTCTACTGATTTGACACGGAACAATCCGTTCATTGGTGATGACAGGTCTGATAGTTCGTCGTTGATGGCTTCGAGGATTTGGTGGCGGGGGAAGCGGGGGTTGACGATAATGTATGCGGTGTCAAGGTGGGCTGACGCTACTGTACCGTTAAACGCTCGTTCAACTGTGGCGGTTTTCGCACCAACATTAACTTCCCAACAGTACATAAGTTCCGAATCAATCTGGATAACAGACCCAGCACGGATACCGTTCAACTCATACTGGAACGTGACAGAGGTTGCCGTCGCCGTGATAGACGCAGCCAGTTTGTTTCGTTCCTCAACCGTGCCAGAAAGAACCTGGCGTTGAGTACGGTTAATGAGTTGAGCGACGGTAGACATTTACTTCTTCTTGGGTTTCGACTTGCCAGCCTCAGACAAAGCAATAGCCACAGCCTGCTTCTTCTTACGGACCTTAGCCCCAGATGACGACTTCAAAGTACCAGCCTTGTATTCGCCCATCACCTGCTGGATTTTCTTAGCAGACTTTTTCATTTCATTTTCTTCTTACGGACAGACCCTTTAGGCTTCATGCCACCTTTGGCAGAACCGTATTCCATCATACGTTCCTTCTTGCCTTCCATCTTTTCATGCTTCATCTTGGCAGACTTAGACTTGTATTTTTCGCCTTTAGCAGACATGGTGTACTCCTAGAAATATGGTGTACCCACATCATAGCCTATTTGTAGAAGTCAAGATTACGTTGCAAACGCTCGTCCATAGGGTTTAACGCTGCTGCTTCAGCACCATGAAAGAAAGCATCATCGGTGTAGCCAAGATGGTGTGACGATATAGCCATCAAGTCGTGCGGTAGGGAACCCCAAGCGAAGGCTTCACACAGATAGTCCAGTGGTTTCTCCGTGATAGATAACGCCATGCTGCAGGCTGCCCGACACTGCACCCAATCCTGACCTTTGTAATACAGCATGGCTAGTTCCACCCATGCTTCACGCCTGTTGGGTGCTTCAGCAACAGCCTTATACAACTGATACTCGGCTGCCTCTGGACGCATCTTCGCCAGGTAACGATATGACGCTGCCCTCTCAGGGGACCACAACGATAGTTTAAGATGCTCACTAAAATGGTATTGAGCCAGCCCGTAGTCGCCTGTGAAGTACAGTTCACGGGCTAGATAGAACTGGTTACGGTCATCCCTCGGGTCTTCCTGCACCGCCAGTTTTAGTAGTGGTAGGTATTGTGCTCGAGATTTGGTGTGGTCTGGATGGTGATGTATTTCTAGACCATTAGTCCAGTTTTGTACTTCTGGTCCATCACATTTCAGGACTTCGTGGACGGGGTGTTTCCATCGGTAGCCATGTCGGGCGTGAATTTTGTCGCCACCATACACTAGTCCTTCGCTGCCGTCATCGTTCCATGACCAGACATAGCGGTAACGGGGACGGGTTGTGCCTGCAGGGATAGCCTCTAACGCCTGTCGCCAGCCAGGTTGCAGCACCTCGTCCATGTCTAGCCAAATCACATAGTCAATGTCGTCAGGGATGAGACTCATGGCGTGGTTGCGGGCGTGGTCAAATCGCCATGGTGAAAACTCTTTAACCTGTACTGTGACACCAAGGTCCCATGCTAGGTCTACCGTATTATCGGTTGAGCCAGTGTCAAGGATTAGACGGTAGTCAGCCATGTCGCAGGACAACGCCCAACGCTTGACAAATTGTTCTTCATTAAGACTAATCGAAGCAACAGCGATTCTCATGGTTCCCCTTCTGTGGTGGTGTTAGGCGTGG